CTTAGTCTTTGATGTTGATGAGACAATGTTAGTTCCGGGTCAAGATATGACTGTCTATCCTGGAAAAATATTTAGACGACAAAGTGGTCAAGTAGGTCAAGCTATTCATGGTTTAAAGTTTCCTAACACTGCACCAGAGAACATGCAGATGTTTGATAGATTTAGACAACTAGCTGATGAGTCTACAGGTATTCCATCTTACTCACATGGTCAAACAGGAATACAATCCACAACAAGAACTGCTTCAGGTATGTCGATGTTGATGGGTGCGGCAGCTTTAAATATTAAAACAGTTATAAAAAATATTGATGATTATTTACTAAGACCATTAGGTGAAACTTTCTTTCATTGGAATATGCAATTCAATCAAGATATTCCTGAGATACAAGGTGACTTAGATGTTAAGGCACAAGGTACAAGTTCACTCATGACAAAAGAAGTAAGGTCACAAAGATTAATGACATTTATGCAAGTGGCATCTAATCAGTTCCTTGCACCCTTTGTTAAATGGCATAGTATTATTAAAGAGATTGCTAAGTCAATGGATGTTGACCCTGACCAATTAGTTAATGACCCAGAGAAAGCGGCAATCTTTATGAAGATGATGGGAGAAATGAATGGAAGTCAACAAATTGAAAACCCTAACGGGCAACAAGGTGGCATGGCAAATACTGGAGGAGTACCTGCAGGAGCAACTGTCTCAGATACACAAGGGTCTGGAGGTGGCAACATCGGAGTGGGAACTCCACAAACTCCAGGGCAAGGCGGCTTTACTGCACCAAATACTCAACCTGAGAGACCAATTGAATAAGAATGGCTGACTTATCTAAAATATTACAACAAGAATCGGAGGGGATTATGTTCCCCTTCAGAACAGGTGTACAATCCACCACTACTGAACAACAAGTTTATGATTCTGCAACAGATGGTATTATGACTGTTACAGGACAACAATACTCACTACCTGAATATAAAGGCCCAACTGCTACTGTTCAATATGGAACAGAAGAAGAAGGTTATCCTAGAATGTTAAGAGAAATAGAACGAGGTGAGTTACCACAATTTAGACAAGAAGATTTTCCAAAAGTAGGTGAGGGTGTTATGCAACCATCAACACCTGTCACACAACCTGTAGAACCTACACCTACAGAACCTGAAGCACCTGCAATAGACCCATGCCCTCCAGGATTTAAGTATGACCCAGTACAAAAAGTTTGTGTTCCAATTGAACAACCTAAAAGTGATAGAGATGAACCTCCAGTTATTGAACCAAGAACAAATAATCAAATTGCATCAAGTGGATTACAGCAGTTTGGAATAAAATTAACAGGAGGAAAAGATAGTATATTTGCAGACCCTGAAAAGACAAGAGCTATGTTTGGCACTAAACAAACTATAGATGTAAGAGATACTCCTAAATTAGCATCTTATGATGACGTAGCTGCTAGAGGAGGTCTTAGTGAAGAATATAGACAAGCCTTAGGGCCAGAATTATATGATGCTTATGAGGATTATAATAAACTTAAAAATAAAGAAGGTCAAATACCTGTAGATAAAGCAGATGAAGCCAATGCTTTGACTGCTAAAATTAATGAACTTGAAGCTGCTCGTCAACAGGAACAAGAAAGATTAAAACAAGAAAGACTTACCCCAACATCTACAGGAGAAAGATTTGGGGAACTACCCACTTTTACACAAGATGATTTTGATTTAGGTTTACCAAATTTAGGGCCATTAACTATATTAGCAAATTTTTTAGGTAAAACTTTTATAGGACCTTTCCAATTAAACAATCTCACTAAATTAGGAGTCATTGAAAAAACAGGTAAGACTATAAATAATAAAGACCAATATACTTTAACTGAAAATGGAGTTAGAGCAATAGTTCAAGCTGAAGTCGATAAAGATAAATCAAGAGCAGAAAGAGCAGTAAAACCACTTATGGAAAAAACAGGAGTAACTCAAAGGGAGTTAGAAAAAGGAGAAGGCTCAAAAGTAGATGCTTTTGTTAAAGAATATCAAGAAAGAGAATCTAAAAAATACACAGACAAACAAAAATCTGATTTTATGACAAAGGTTAATAAAAATAGATTTAAAGATATAGGTGGTTTAAAACAAATTAAATCCGATAAATTTACAGGAGAAGGATTTACTAGAGGGAGATAAAATATGGAAGAAGAAATGAGACAAGGTATGATGGGTGCAGATGTTCAAACATCTCCTTCAAGACCAGAACCAACAATGAAGTTAGAAGTAACAGAAATAAAAGTTGCAGAAAATTTAAAAAATTTAACACCTGAAGAAGGACAGCTATTAGTTCAATTAAATGTACCACAATTTAGAGATTTTATGTCTAAAGTATTTGGCCCTGAGTTTGGAATGATTATGGAAAATTCTGTTCCACAACCAGAACAATTAGCACAACCAGTTTCACCACAAAGTGAAAGCCCTGCACCAACGACTGGTGGGGGTATGATGACGCAGCCACCCGTTACAGCGTAACGGCCCTGCATATAGGGGCGACCTGAATCCAACAGCACCCCGAAGGAGATAAAATGGAAGAAGATAAGAAATCTGAAGTTGTCGAAGAACAAGTTTCTGAAGCAACAGAAGAAATCGCAACACCAACTCCATATAAGAATCCTAATAGGAATCTAATGGACAAGGAAGACGAAAAGACAGCTACTGAAGAATCTAAGGAAGAATCTGACGAGAAGAAACCTAAAGAGGAGCACCCTGTCGGAGTAGAAGATGCTGTATTTAAGAAGCGTTATGATGACTTAAAACGGCATTACGATGAGACTGTCTCTAAACATAAAGATGAAGTTCTCAAACTTAAAAAAGAAAAAGAAGCTATTTCATCTAAGCCTATTTTTAAAACAAAAGAAGAATTAGAAGAATGGCGTAAGGATTATCCTGAGATGTATGATTCTGTTATGCAGATTACTACAGAAGCTACTCTTAAAAATAAACAAGAGTTACAAGAAGAAATGTTGGAATTAAAAAAACAACAGTCTCGACTTGCTAGAGAAAAAGCTGAAGTAGAACTTGCTAAGAAACATCCTGATTTTATGGATATCAGAGAAAGTTCTGATTTTCATGAGTGGGCATCTGTACAAGATAAGACTGTACAATCTTGGTTGTATGATAATACAAACAATCCGACAGCCGCAGCTAGAGCGATTGATTTGTACAAATATGATAGAGGTCTTTCTACTAAGAAGGTAACTTATGATGCTAAGAAAGAAGCAGCAAAATCTGTTTCTAAAACTAAGCCGAGTGAGAATCCAACTGAAAAGAAGACTTGGACTTGGGATGAAATCCGTAAGTTAAAACCAAGTGAGTATGATAAGTTTGAGAAAGAAATTGATATGGCTAATAGAGAAGGTCGAATCAAATAAAGAAAAATCATAACAACTTTAAATAACAAACAAAAACAAAAGGAGAAAAACGATGGCATTTACTAAATCAAGTGGATATGCTAATTTACCAAACGGTAATTTTAGTCCAATTATCTACAGCCAAAAAGTCCAAAAGTTTTTCAGAACTGCATCTGTTGTAGAAGCTATTACAAATACTGACTACGCAGGTGAGATTGAAAACTTTGGCGACACTGTAAACATCATCAAAGAACCCGTTGTTTCTGTTCAGGCTTACACAAGAGGAGCAGCTGTAAATCCACAAAATCTAAATGATGACCAGCTACAACTCGTTGTTGACCAAGCAAACGCTTTCGCATTTAAAGTTGATGATATTGAGGAAAGACACTCACACGTCAATTTTGAATCAGTTGCAACTTCTTCTGGTGCTTATGCATTAAAAAATGAGTACGATAAGAATGTAATCGCAGCTATGTTTGCAGGTCCAAGTGCAAGTTCGCCTGACCATGTAATCGGTTCTGATGGTTCTGGAGTAGACGTAGGTTTTGGAACTTCTGAAATTGACCCAGTCGATTTAATTTCAAAACACTCACGCTTATTAAACAAACAGGATGTACCTGAAGAGAACAGATGGTTCTTAGGTTCACCTGAGTTTATGGAGCAACTAGGTCAAACTTCATCAAAACTTATGGATGACACTACTGGAGCAGCCGCACCATTAAGAAATGGTAAAGTATACTCTGGTAAGATTATGAACATGGATGTATATATGACAAATAACTTTGCTGCAAGTTCATCAAGCAACTACTACAAAGTATTATCTGGACATATGTCATCTACTGCAACAGCTAACCACATTGCAAAAATCGAAGTTATCAGAGACACTGATTCATTCTCTGATGTCGTTAGAGGCTTACATGTGTTTGGTAGAAAAGTGTTACGTGACGTAGCTCTTGTTGCAGAACACGTCTTAATAGACTAATAGTAGGAGGAAATAGAAAATGACAGCTTATAACAGTGATATTACTTCTACTAACATTACAGCGAAAATGGGTTCAGCTATCCCAAGAGTTATCTCTGATGTAGTAGATTTTTCATCTACAACAAACGCATCAAGCGATACTTTTGATGTATTACCTGTTCCTGCTAACTCATTAGTGTTAGCCGCTGGTGTAGACGTAATGACAGCAGATACTGCGGGTAACTCAGGTACTATCGCAGTTGGTGATAGCGTAGACGCTGACCAATATGCAGCAGCAGCAACCGTTGCAGCAGCAGGTCAAATGACTACTCTTGATGCAAACTATGCTTATGCTTCAGCAGACGCAATCAGACTAACAATTGGTACTGGTGCTATCAATGCTAAAGTAAGAGTATGGGCATGTGTCATGTCTTTAGATGATGGTGGCGTATTAGCCGATACTGATTCTCAGACATCAACATTTGCATAATAATAATGGGGGGTTTTAATGCCCCCCTTTTTTAAATTATGAAATTTTTTATTGTATTAGTTATATTATTAGTGGGAGAAGAAGACCCAAGAGTAATGCAATACAAGTATGGTGATTTTTTAGAAATAGAAACTTGCGATAAATTTATTGAAGAACAAACAGATTATTTAAAAGCAAGTATTGAATTACAATTCCCTGTAGAAACAATTCAAGAAAGTGTTGTCATGTGTATGACACAAAAAGAAATAGATAGAGTTACAAATTATTTAGAGGAAAAACAATGGCTGGAACAACAACATATCTCACTTTAGTTAATGATGTCCTAAGAGAACTAAATGAAGTAGAATTAACATCTGCTTCTTTTGGAACTAGTAGAGGAGTACAAACTGCTGTTAAAGGATTTATTAACAAAGCAGTTAATGATTTATATAATTCTGAAGTAGAATGGCCTTGGCTATATGTTGAAGGTTCTCAGGTTACTTATGCAGGACAACAAGAGTATGATTTTCCTACAGCATTTAGAAAAGCTAACTTTAGTTCTTTTAGATTAACACCCACACAAAGAATTACTAATCCTACATTTGATAGCAATATATCTAATTGGACAACAGTATCAGGAAGTCCTTCTCATACTTCTGATGGTAATGGAAGATTAAGATTAAATGCTTCGGAAGCAACACAAAGTATTAGTGCTGTAAAAAATGAAGTACATAAAATATCTTTACGAGTATTAGACCCTAGTGAATCAGGAAGTTCTTTAACATTAAAGATTGGTACAACATCAGGGGGAACAGAAATACTATCTCAAACAATTACCGTTACTGATTTTGGTAATGGTACAATTTATAGTACAGACTTTACACCTACTTCTAGTACCATTTATATTGGTGTAGCTAATAGTTCTTCAGATAACTTAGATGTAGATTATGTTAAAGTAAGTCTAGGTGAAACACCTCAATATTTAAAGTATGTTTCTTACGATGCTTTTTTACAAGGATTACTAGCATCAGATACAGTAGTGGATGATTCTCAATATGGTAAACCTAGTTATGTATACCGAACACCAGATACATTAAAGTTTGGTTTATCAAGAATACCTGATACTGATTCCTACACCGTTAAGTATGATTATTATAAAACACACACAGATTTATCAGCATCAACCGATACATTAGATTTACCAGATAGATTTGCAGATACTGTAGTGAATAGAGCAAAATATTATTTATATAAATTACGTAATGATGTACCAATGGCAAATATAGCAAATGCTGAATATGAAGAAGGTGTAAAAAGAATGAGAGTAGAAATGCTCAATAAACAAGATTATGTTAAGGATACAAGAGTAAATTTAAACTCAAGCAATAGAACAACAAGCGATACATCAGTATTAACGGTGATATAGAATGGCTCAGACACAACCCTTTACAGCTAGTATTGGTGGAGGCCTTGTACTTAACAGAGATGTTTTTTCTATGCAACCAGGGGAAGCGTTAGAACTAACTAACTTTGAACCTGACATTGAAGGTGGCTATAAAAAGATATTAGGTACAACTAAATATAATTCTAATATTGTACCACAAGTATCAGCATCAACAGAACGTGTTGTATTCTCTGCTGTCTTTAATGATGTTGTATTAGCAGGTAGAGGTGGAAGTATTCATCGTGCAGGAAGCACAGGTTCATGGACATCTTTAATTACAGGATTAGGTACACCTACTGTTAACTATGAGTTTAGAAGATTTAATTTTGATGGTACAGATAAGATTGTTATTTGTTCAGGAACATCAACACCAAGAATAGTAGACACAAGCTACAGTGTTACGAATGTTAATGCGACAGGTAGTGCTAACTTTAAATTTGTAGAAGTATTTAAGAATCATATATTCTTTTCAGGTGATTCTAGTAATTCACAATCAATTAAGTTTATGCCACCTTTTGCTACTAATGATTTTACAACAGCTAATGGTGGTGGTGAGATACGAGTAGACTCTCCTATTGTAGGTCTTAAAGTTTTCCGTGAAAATTTATTTATATTCTGTAACGATGAAATATTTAAATTACTAGGTGATTCCTACGCTAACTTTACTTTACAACCTGTTACAAGAAAAATTGGCTGTAGAGATGGTAGAAGTATTCAGGAATTTGCAGGTGATATTATATTCTTAGGTCCTGATGGATTACGAACAATCGCAGGTACAGATAGAATTGGTGACGTAGAACTAGGAACTATTTCTAAACAAGTACAAGAAGAAACCGATAAGATTACAACACACAATATTAATTCTTTAGTTATTAGAAATAAATCACAATATAGAATATTCTATCCAACAAGTGCTGACCAGAATGAAAATTCTTCAGAAGGATTAATATCCGTTATTAAGAACAATCCCAATACAGGACAGTTAGGTTTTGAATATTCTAAGACTCAAGGGATTAAAGTATCTTCTTGTGATTCTGATTTTATTAGTGGAGATGAGACAATTATATCAGGTGGATATGATGGTTATGTCTATCAACAAGAATCAGGAAATGTATTTACAAGAGCAGGGAGTACAGCAACAATTAATGCATTTTTTAGAACACCTGACGTTACCATGGGTGACCCAGGTATTAGAAAAAATATGCAACGAGTTATTTGGAACTATGAAAATGAAGGTAATGTTGATACAAACTTTAAAGTAAGATATGACTTTGATAGTTCAAGTATACCACAACCTTCAGCATATTCTTTATCCACAGGTGCAGGTATCGCTGTTTATGGATTAAGTGTATCTACTTATGGAACAGCAGTTTATGGTTCTTCAGGTGCTAACTTAGTTAGACAATCAGTAGAAGGTAGTGGATTTACGGTGGCCCTACGAGTCGAAGAACAATCCACCAATCCACCAATATCATTTAAAGGATATCAATTAGAGTTTATACCAGGAGGTAGAAGATAAATGGGAACAACATATACAAGACAGGAATCAGGCAATATTACTGACGGTTCCGTTATTGAGGCATCGCATCTTAATAACGAATTTAATCAGTTAGAATCTGCTTTTGCTTCCAGTACAGGCCACAGTCATGATGGTACAGCAGGAGAAGGTGCATACGTACCTCTCATAGCTGACAGTGATGCTAATAATAAAATACTCGTAGACACATCAAGCAATCGTTTTGGTGTATTTGTCGAGGTATCTTCTAATCCTGTAGAACAGTTTCGATTTCAAGATGGTGCTATTGTTCCCGTCACCACGAATGATATTGATTTAGGTACTGCGGCATTACAATTTAAAGATGCCTACTTTGATGGTACAGTAACAACAGATGGATTAGCATTACCTACAACAACTATTACAGATATACTTGATGAAGACAATATGGCTTCTGACAGTGCAACTTCTCTTGCAACACAACAATCTATTAAAGCCTATGTTGATAGTCAAGTCACTGCACAAGATTTAGATTTTCAAGCAGATAGTGGTGGTGCATTAAGTATTGATTTAGATTCTGAATCCCTAACATTTACAGGTGGTACAGGTATTGATACAAGTGGTAGTGGTAATGCTGTAACTTTTGCTATTGATTCTACCGTAGCTACACTTACAGGAACACAAACACTAACCAATAAGACTCTTACAACACCCACTATTGCGTCTATTGTTAATACAGGAACTTTAACACTTCCAACTTCAACAGACACATTAGTAGGCAGAGCAACTACAGATACATTAACAAATAAAACATTAACTTCTGCAGTCTTAAACGGAACAATATCAGGAACATCAATTAAAGATGAAGATGATATGTCCTCTGACTCTGCATCTCATTTAGCGACACAACAATCTATTAAGGCTTATGTTGATGCACAATTAACAGCACAAGATTTAGATTTCCAAGGTGATTCAGGTGGAGCATTATCTATTGACTTAGACAGTGAGACATTAGATATCGCAGGTGGAACAGGTATCGACACTTCTGGTTCAGGCAATACACTAACTGTGGCTATTGATTCTACTGTTGCTACTTTAACTGGAACTCAAACACTTACAAATAAAACTTTAACCACACCAACTATATCTAGTATCACAAACACAGGTACATTAACATTACCGACATCTACAGATACTCTTGTTGGTCGTGCTACAACTGATACATTAACAAACAAAACTTTAACCAGTGCTGTATTGAATGGTACTATTTCTGGTACATCTATCAAAGATGAAGATGATATGACTTCTGATTCAGCAAGTCACTTAGCAACTCAGCAGTCCATCAAAGCATATGTTGATAGTCAAGTAGCCACAGCTAACGAATTATCAGAATTAACAGATGTCACAATCACTTCCGTAGCTGATAATGAAGTATTAGCTTATGACAGCACCTCTTCAAAGTTTATTAACCAAACTGCAGCAGAAGCAGGTTTAGTTACTCTCACAGGTACAGAAACACTAACTAATAAAACTTTAACTAGCCCAACAATTGATTTATCTTCTGTAACCTCTTCAGGTGACTTAGCTGTTGCGGATGGTGGTACAGGGGGTTCAACTGCATCTGCCGCTAGAACTAATCTTGGCTTAGTTATTGGTACAGATGTACAGGCTTATGATGCAGAATTAGCAGCAATTGCAGGATTAACTTCTGCAGCCGATAAAGGTATTCAATTTACAGGCTCAGGCACTGCCGCTACATATGACTTAACAACAGCAGGTAAGGCATTGTTGGATGACGCTGATGCATCTGCACAGAGAACAACTTTAGGACTAGGTACTGCATCTACACTAAATGTAGGTACAAGTGCCAATAATATTGTTCAATTAGACGGTTCTGCTAGATTACCTGCAGTCGATGGTAGTCAATTAACAGGTCTAAGCACAGGTGCAACACAGGGTTTTGCTATAGCTATGGCCGTTGCGTTATAAAAGACTTGACAAAACAGTATATGACAGTAGAATATATAATATAAGGGGGAATAAATGGCACAGGATTTTGAAAAAGCAGTAGGATTAAACGTAGGCACAGGGGCTACAACTATCCTCACATCTAACTCAGATGATGCTATCATTGGTATCCGATTAGCTAATATTCTAGGTTCAACCATTCAAGTGGATGTATATATCACCCACAATGATGGTGGTGGAGACGATAATTATTACCTAGTTAAGGGTATCAATATTCCACCAAATTCATCCGTAGAACTTGTAGA